ATACACCGTTTTCCGTAACCTGTTTTTGATTTTTTATCTTTAATCATTTCAGTTATGGGTTTTGTTTTGTTACATTTGGTACAAGTTTCCGTTTTCATATTAGTGTGTCTCTGCCCATGACTTACCTATCTTATACTCACCATCCATAGGACAGTTCAACTTTAAGTCTTTACCTGCTGCTTGGATTGCTTTGATTGCTAACTCTCCATATGTCTCAGCGAGGTCAGGTTTAACTTCAGCTTGGAACTCATCGTGGATATTACCTACAAAAGAATACTCCCTACCATGTTGCCATCCTAACTGCTGTAGTTTGTTGTGTAGCTTTATAAGTGCTACCTTCATAACCACAGCACCTGCTGATTGAAGTAACATATTAAGTGCAGCGTGTTCTGATCTGACAGGTAATACTCTACCATCTAGTCCTGTTAAACAAGCAGAGCGTCTGACTTTCTCCTCTATCTTTATCTTTAATATCTTTAACGCAGGTAAGTTAGACAGGAACTTCTTCTTTAAGATTGCTCCTTCTCTTGCTGAACCTTCCACTATCTGTCCAATCTTTGCGTCACCTGCACCGTATAAGAATCCATAGATGAATGTCTTAGCTTGGTCTCTCGTCTCTAACTTAGCAGCTTGTTGATTAACTGTGTGGATGTCACCCTCTAATATATTCCTAGCGTACTCACCACCATCCCAAATAGCTAGGTAGTGTGCCAGCATTCTTAACTCTAACCCACTAGCGTCAACACCTACTAATACATTACCGTTAAGTGGGATGAATAAACTTCTACACTCCTTACCATACTCTGCTCTTGTAGCTGGTACTTGTGCTAAGTTAGGTTTGGAATGTGTACATCTACCTGTGACTGCACCGTTTGTATTGACTCGTCCGTGTAGCCTCTTATCTTTAACTAGTTTAAGCCACCCATTCTCGCCTTCAGCCAATGCTCCTAGTCTTTTTACGACTAACAAATATTCGAGCAGAAGCTCGGCAGCTGGGTGGTTTATCTTTTTAAGAGTAGGTTCATCAACCTTTATAGTCTTACCGTCTTCACTGACAGGTATCTCATAGCCTAGTTCTTCAAAGCGTTCTTTGATTTGCTTCCTGCTGCCAGGATTGAAAGGTATGATCTCCTCCTTTACATCGAGTGCTTCAGCTTTGTTAACTAAGTTCTGTACCATACCTCTCTCTTTTAGTATAGCTTTTAACTTTGCTTTTGTAGGTGCGTTGATTACTTCAACTCCGTCCGTGCGTTCAACAGTTAATGTGTATCCCTTTGGAGTCTTCATCTTCTTAACGGTAGGCTCAAACATAGCTTGTAGTTTATCTTGTAGCTTTGCTCTTAACAGGATCAGCTTTTGTTCTAGCACTTCTGCTGCTGATATATCAAACCCAAACCCTTTGCTTTCCTGTAAGCGTATGATGTAAGCGAACCAATGTTCTATGTCTACCATCTTCTTATTAGGTTCTTTACTTAGGAAGTGTTCGTACAAGGTCTTAGTAACAAGGACATCTCGTTCACAGTACTTCTTCATCTCTTCATTGTAGCTGTCCCAAGCGTCCTCATTCTCTCCGTAAGTAAGCTTTAACATCTTACCCATCCTGTGTCCCCAAGCTTTCAAGCTGTGACTACCAACCATCTTAGGATCAAAGTCCTTTCGTTTGAAGTCATCCTCTCTAAGGTCAGGGTATATACACCTACTCATTACCAATGTATCTTGTACTTGTGCTAATGGAGGGTGGAAGTCATACAACTTAGCTAACACAGGTAGATCAAAACCTATGATGTTATGTCCGATGACCTTGTCAGCTTTAGCTAACATCCTTGTTCCTTCTTTTATCCCATCACCACTAAAGGTAATCATCTTACCTGCTATCGGATCGTAGATGGATAAGCAATGGCAGACCTTTAGGTCACTCAGATTAGTGAAGTCCTCAATGCCATTTGTTTCTATATCAAAGAATAGTATTTTCATTTGTCCTCCTTCATTTGTTTAAGTGTGAAAAAGCTTTTGTATTGAGGATGATCGTGTGCGAAAAGCCTAGCATAGTAAGCTATATAGTTGTTCGATATTTTAAATTTAGAACCACTAGTCTGTATCTCAGTATGCCATCTGATTTGATTCATTATTGCCCAGTGAGAATATTTTTTTCTACCAGTCGCAATGACTTGCATTGTGAACTTTTTAAATAATTCATATACTTCTGGATTCTCATTATGCCAAGCCCACCATTTTGGTTTTATATCATTCATATTATTAAAACGGAATCGATCCGCTGTTGGTTGTTGTTGTTTTGTCTTTGAATACATCCTCATCTTCTGTGTACCTGCCACTGTCTTGATCGTATAACAATGTAGTAGCAAGCCCAGTCTCACCTGAGAATCTATTCTTTAAGACTCTTACTTTTGTTTCGTTATTGTTTTCTTTTTGTTGATTTCTCTCCAATCCTATTACCATATCACTGAGTTGTGGTATCGAATGACTACCTCTAAGGTCTGATAACCTAGTGACTCCACCCTCTTCATGTCCTCCACCATTCGGTGGTCTTCTAAGGTGTGACACAAGTACCATTCCACATCCTGTCTCTTCCACTAAGCTTCTCAGTTGTGTCATGGTATTATCAATTAACCTTCGTTCATCATCACCTTGGATACCACTAACCACAATAGATAGATGGTCAAGGAATATCCACTTACAACCTAATCCTTTGCACAGGTACTTGATCTTACTTAACAGGTTATCACTCTCCGTACTTCCGAAGTGGTCATAGGTATAGAAGTTCTTGTTGCCCATTGTCTCATCGAATGCTTTCCGTAACTCCTCCTCCTTCAAATCATTCTCAAGGTGTAACGGTTTGTTAAGATGGATACCCATGATACCAAGTGCAGTTCGTCTGACTGATTCTTCCAGTGCTATATAACCTACTGTCTCGCCAAGCTCAAGGAGATGGTGACATACTTCACGACAGAACAAGGACTTACCTATCCCTGATCCAGCACAAAGTGTCACCAGCTCTCCTCGTCTCAGTCCGTGTGTCATAGTGTTGAGTGAAGCATACGGATAGGGCTAACATTCAGAGGTGTCCTCCTTTATAACTGCTTGCCATATGTCCTCACCACTAACTATCCCATCAGGTCTGTACTCTCTAGCTTGCCACAAAGCTGTCACCAACTCCTCGCTACGCTTTGCTACTAACATATCGTTAGCATCTTTAAGAGGTAACTCTGCAATGTGTGCTTTTCCTGGTGTCAATAGTGCTGCACATTTAGCAGCTCCATCTCGTCCTGGATCATCATTATCAAAGCAGAAGATTACCTTCTCAAAGGACTCCAACCAATCGATAGCTTGTGATACATACTTCTTTGCTCCACCTGCTCCGTTAGGTACAGATACAACAGCCCACTTGTTTCCGAATGCTTGGCTTACAGATAGTGCATCAATCTCCCCTTCACATACCACTACTCTTCTTCCACCACTACTCCAAAGATGCTGTCCGTATAAGCCATACAGCTCTCCTTTTATAGAAAAAGTTTTGTTACTGAATCGTAGTTTCTGTGCGACAAGTGCTCCGTTCCTACTCTTGTAGTTAGCTATGTGTACTGGTTCTCCGTTGTGTGTGCCTATCTGATAGCCCCACTTCTGACAAGTCTCCTTAGTTAAGTTCCTCCTAGCTATCTCCTGTGCTTTACCTATAACAAAAGAGGTGTCGTTATTAGTTGTTGGTTGTGTCATAGTTTGTTGTCTGCCTCGACTGTATGAATCACAGCTGAAACATTTTGTGCTTCCGTCATCGTTGACCGCAAGAGCGTCACTCGATCCACACTTTGCACACTGCTGATGCGTTCTAGTGAAAGCCATGACTTTGGTATTTGTTTATGTGCATATAATATTCCTTTCTTTTCACACCACATGGCATAGGTAGTCTTGCTACCCTTACGAATCTTGTTGTATGCGTTTTGAAATAACAACCTAATGTCTAAGTCAGGATGTTGTTGCTTGATTAACAGATGTTTAGACCTGTCCTCCGTGACCCACCTACCTTTAGTTTCAATAATGATTCCGTTAGGTAAGATGAAGTCAGGAGTATAGGTACTAAGTCTCTCGTACTCAATGACTAACGACTCGAAAGAGTAGCAGACCCCACACCTTTTGAGTTGGTTTGCTATTCTCTCTTCAAAGCCCGACCTAAAAGTCTGCCTTGATGATGTCTTCTTCTTCTTCTTCGGCATCGAGTGCTCCTTCGAGTGATTCACCTCCGTTAACATAGCCTCCTTCAACTTCAGTAAACCCAAAGCTTTCAGCTGCTTTATCACTGAGACCACCATCTACTAACTCGATGACTTGGACTGCTAACAAATCAAGGCTCATACCAAACCCAGTCGATGCGACATACCAAAACCTTGGACGCACTGCTAACTTAACCTTTGATCCACCTCTTACCAATGTATCTTTTAAAGGTTTACCTTGTGAGTCATACAAAGCAATAGACTTTGCAGCTCTTGGGTCACCGTTCTTATAAGTACCTGCAAGTACATTCTTTAGTTTTGCTTTGACTACCCAGTTACCTTCATCATCTTCACGCACAGGTAAATCAGCTACCTTTAACTTTTTCTTTCCTAACTCATCTAACTTAGCTTGATATTCAGCATCAAATAAAGGTTGGAATTGTAAGTTCAAAGCTGCTGCTTCTTCCTTTGTTACTATCAGATCACAACTGTACTCACCTTCATCGTTAAACCTAGTGTTAGGTGTGTTAACATATGGATACTGAGCAGTACCTGCTGGTGTCACTGTTTGTGGGTGTCTTGTTCTAGCTTTAATCGCCATCTTATCTCTCCTTCTATGTGTTTTGTTTATTAAGAGAACATATAAGTGCAGTCGTTTAGTGCCGACACATCTAATGTGCCAAGTTCAAAGCTGTCTGTCACTTCTGTGTTCCCTGATTGTTTCAATAACTCACTCTTGAACTTTCCTGTGAGGTCTTGATTAAATATATCGTGGTAAATCTCTCTTAAATCTTTGTGCATCTTCAGTGCGTGTGGACTCTGCGTAGCAAAGCAATCATGTATAGTTGTTATATCATAGTCCTGTTTGCAAGCTAAAAAATGTACCACACTTGCATCAATACTGTGTATGTAGTTGGCAACCACTGCTTTAGCTTGTCTTTTAGGATCAACTTTATCTGTGTTCTTTAGATAGTTAAGTGTAGTCTTTTCCATTCCTAACACAGAAAACAATCCAATCTGTACCGTCTCGTAGATGTGTTGTTGAATCTCAATTCCGAATGGTGTCTCCCACTTTAAAGTATCTGGACAAGTAAGAACTTGTGCTTTGATCCACTTCATAAAGTTGATGTGGTTCTCTAGTACAATATTAGTTTGCTTGTTAACAATAGTGGACAGGTAAAGTAAAGCTTCTAAGTACTCGCTCTTTCCAAACGGATTACTCCTACCATTCTTCACCTCTTTTAAAAACACACTCTCCAACTCAAAGGCACTAGTGTATCCATTCATACCAAAAGGTTTAGTCATTACTATTCTCTTCGTGTATCTTCTATCTATCCCCCACTTTAACCAGTCACCTGCCAAACTATTTTTACTCTTCGCTTTGTGTAAGTTTTCGTTCACTCGATCTGCGATGTGTTGATATACATCTTGTGGTGGTAGGTCAGGTACTAAGTTAGTTAGCTTGCCTATCTTCTCATCCTTTAACAACAACGATAGTATCTGAACACCGTTACAACTAGCATCCATCCTACAAGGTAGGTGAGTAACAAATCCATAACCCTTCTCCTTATATCCTGCGTACTCAAAACAAAAAGCCAGGAAAGCCCACGGTTCAGATGCGTCTTGCCATAGCTTATAGGTTCTAGGGTCTTCAGCTATCCTAACAATCTCTTTAGTGTTTTGTTCCACCCAAGCTATGCGATCCTCAAATGTACCCTTTCTCCCCCACACATTCGCACCGTGTATCTTTAACCACTTAGCATCTTCCTCACACTTGATTGGTACACCTCGGTAAAACTCCAAGCAACTCCTACCTAGGTCACAACTCTGTGGACTAACAAAGGATGGTACACTGTACACTCTACCTCTGTAGTCCACCTGTACTGGAAAGTAAAACTTCTCAAGCTTCGCATACATCTTTGCGACATACATAATACGCAGTGATCTCATCCTTCTCCCACTAGTCTCTAAGTTCCAGTCGTGTACATACTTTGCTTCTCTTTTCCAAGCGATGAATGCTTCTGGGTCTGTCTGTTTTAAATTCTCAACAGGTTCGAGGACAGGTAACAAGTCTCTCTTTTCCATAGTACCTATAGACACATCCCCTTCCCAAGCCCATAACATTATGTCGTGTACCTTCTTGTTTATTTTATATGGTACTTCTTGCAGTCGGTTAAGTGGTTCATATAAATTACTCAAGTCTCTGTTCCGTAAGTCAAATGCGTTTTTCATAATGGGAAGGACAGGTAAGTCATCACTCATGTACCCACCTCCGTAATTACTTTCCCACCTCAAAGGTTCTTCAGTTGTAGCCAACCAAAACGGACGGAGTGACTCACTGTTCTCATCAAATTGTCTAACCCATTCCTGTAGCTGTGGATTAGGTGCAATCTTTTTAATTGTTGATCCCTTCCTAGTCAGTGTACTCTTCAAAGTAAAAAGGTTTGTTTGCATACGGATAATCTCTAACAACCAAGCACCAATCTTTGCTTTATTTGTCTTAGTCCACAGTGTAAATCGTTCGTACCTACCCTTACTGTGTAAGTTCTTTTCTTTATCCCAGAACTTCGACTGAAACTGCTGTCTACTTCGGACATTCTTCCTGTCCCTTTGCAGTAGCTTCCATGTATTCTTGTCTACATATTCTTTAAAGTAACGGACTCGTACTTCATCCTCGATAGACTTAGCTAGTTCAAAGGACACATAAGCAAAGGTCATGTCGTTACCATCCAGTAAATCAAACGATCTTTTAATTGCTAACAAAGCTACTTCATCTGCTTCTAACTCCCATACTAAAGGTAACCAAACAGGACAAGGTGCGTGTACTTGTGAGCAATCATCAAAAAATTTTTGTATCACATTAGCTACACCTTGGTGCATTGAATCAGCAAGTCTGATATAAGCAGGAGTCTCGGATGATAACTGATTCTGTGTGCGTAACTTCTTAGCGTTCCTGTACCTAGCTTTGCCAAGCTCAACCATTGAAGCAGTTAAGTGTTCCATTTTTTCTTCTCGTTCTTATTGGTGAAGTCGAAATCGTGTTTAGGTTTCTTTCTTGGTCTGTTCGTCCGTATTAACTTTCCGTTCTTGTCATATCCAAGCTCATTGTTCTGCCAGAATAGATCAAACTTTTCTGCTACCTCAAAAGAGAACTGTCGAGAGTCAGCGAAGAAGTACGATTCAAAGTCCTCGTAATTATGTGTCACTATCTTCTTCTTCCTCTTCCTCTATATCAAAGTCAATGAGTCCTCTGTGTCGACTGATGTCTCGTCTTGTTTCCTGTGCGTACTCCCATCGGAGTTCTTCTCTTTCTATATCGTTGTCTTCATCCATTGGTTTTATCTGTTAGTTTTATTGTTGTTATTATACTCATCCAACAAGTGCTGTAAGGACAGGTAAAGTGGAAAGTATTTATGGTTGTGGTATTCGTTGTTGTCTAACTTATCTTTAAAAAAGGTATCATATATGTACCTCATTACTTCTTCTATCATGGTTCTTACCTTTCTATCCCTGTATCAAATGCTTCATCGCTAATAACTTCGGGGTATATATAATGTTCCCTATGTGTTATTTCAGACCCAGTAAAATCTGCGTACTTTTTTTGATGATTGTTATAAAGCTTTTCGTTTAGAGCTTCAAAACCTAAATCACTTATAGCTTTCTCTATTATTATTTTAGCTTCTTCGGATGATTCAGCGTTCACGCTAATATAACCACCAATTGTGGATGTCACTTCTACTTCGTAATGTTTCATTGTTTAATTACTTACAATTTCTTTAGCAGATTGAGCCTCCCATAACGCATCATGAGCACTTTGTGGTTCTAGGTCATCGCTTTCTTGTACCTTGTTTACTGCATCCTCTTCTGACTCTGCCTCAACAATATAATATTCTATTTGATCGTAGTATACTTCTACTTTATACTTTTTCATTTTCTTTTTCGGTTTTTCTATTGGTTGTTTGGTTGTTTGTCGGATCACTCCTTCGATGGTACTATACCCTTGGTCGAAGTTACAATGAGGAGTCAAAGAGGAAAGGCAAGTCAAACATATATCACCTTCCCCTTCCATACCTCTCAAGGTCAAACCACACTTGTTACAGGTTCTCATGGTTCTTTATATAAAAAGCCAAGGGAAAGTATTACAATAAGGGCGAACATTAACAGCATTTCTAAGCTCATTGTTTTCTCATCTCCCCTTTTACCTCGTTTCTAAGCCATGTAGTTATGTCACCGCCTCTAAAGATAGTGCTTACATCTAAGTTTTCATCGTCAAAGTATTCGCTATTACAATTTGCTACAACCTTGCGTAAAGCTCGGATAAGTTGATCCTTATTATCAGCAATCCACTTAATCCTTTCTATCTCTTCAAGTACCTGTTCGTGTTGAATGTTAAATAAGTTTTCTTCGTTCATAATTTTATTTGGTTTTATTTAGTTTCTTTAGTTCCTTCAATACTGATTTATATTGCTCAATCTTTTCCTCATGGCTACTAGCTCGTCCAGTGAACAAGTGCGGTAAGTCTTTCATATGCCATTGTATATATACTTCTTTATAATCGCTCACTATTCTGTGAACAAAGGCGGTATCTTCTATGTATTCGGTTACGCTCATTATTAAAACTCCAAAAAAGCTGGTTCACAGGCACTATAAAAGAAGATTGCTTGCAAGGCGGTATCGTCCGATAGCATAACAGCCTTAGGAAAGCATTGATCTTGTTCTAAAGCCTCACCTAAGCCTATTGATTCCATCGTGTACACATACCCTTGGTCAGTCTCTTCTATGTTATCTATTAAGTGATCAGCAATTACATACTTACCCTTTACCCAATTGAATAACCAATCAGCTTCACCATCAGTTAACAGGTACTTTTCCCCATCAGTTAATTGGTAGTGATAATTATCGCTTTCATCATCATCTTGCGATTTTAAAGAGTGTGAAGTGTGTATATTTTCTTTTAT